AGACCACCCCCTGGGACCCCTCCGACCGTTTTGAGGCACGGTTCCGCCTGACGGGGACACCATGACCGTCGCTCGGGCCGTTCTGGACAACCGAGCAGAAGCCCCTCTGACGGGCGATGCACCGGTGGTGAGCCGGGGAGCCGCGAACGGCTCTACCTGGTGCTCAGTTTGTCCCCCACCCCTTCACCAGGGCGACCATCCGAGCATGTCCGCAGCGGGCCTGGGGCTCGGTGGCGTACCGCTCCTGCTCGTCGCTGCCGAACACCATCGTCTCGAAGATGATTGGGATGTCGGGTCCCCCGACGATGCTCGACCAGCTGTGGTTGAGGCCGAGCCAGACGGTCGACACCCGGTACGGGCCGATCTCGTCGAGGCCGATGCGGCGGTACTCGGGGTCCTCCATCAGCTTGGACCACTCGTCCAAGCTGATGGGCTGACCGCCCCGGTCGTAATACAGGCTCATCCGGCGGCCGCAGCCCGTTCGGCGTGGACGGCGGGCATGACGACGTCAGAGCCGTGCTCCCGGCGGTGGACGCACGGACGGCCGCTGCGGGCGAGGCAGGCCGGGCAGTCGACGCTGCGCCAGTGGCGTTGCTCGTCGGTGAGCGAGCTGCTGCCAACGAGCAGCAGCTCGCCACAGGCACACAGATGCCAGTTGTCGTGGTCGGCCTGGCGGCCGCACAGGTGGGTTTCGTCCTCGTGGGACCACAAGGTGTGGCAGGTGCCGTTGACGGTCACTGCAGCGCCCAGGCTTTGTAGCCCATCTCGCGGAAGCGGTCGCGGGTGACCTTGGCCGCCCGTTTGCAATCAGTGAAGTCGAACCGGTGCAGGGACCGGCCGGTGTCGACCACGACGACGTACCGTTTGGTGCTGCGGGTGCGGATCGTGCGCCCGTCGGGCAGCGTCAGGACACGGACCTGTTTGTTCACCGGTGCTCCTCGCACAGGGCAGCGCCGGGTTCACCGCAGATGACGCACACCGGCGCGAACTCGGGGAGCGTCGCCCGTTCCCAATGGTCGGCGCAGGCCGCAGTGTTGTTGTCGTGCCACCACTTGGTGACGGTGAGGGCTTGGTGGTCGGGGTCCCCGGCTGCGAACAGCAACATCTCTTCGACGCAGTGGCATCCCCGGTTGTAGAGGGGACAGACAGAAATGGTGATGGGCGGTCCGACGGGCTCACCGAACGGGCACATGTCGGCCAGCCCACCAGGGTGGGTACTACTCATGGCCGAGGAATGTAGCCCGACCTGCTCACTGCGTTCGCCACAGCCTGCGGCCGTGGGCCCCCTCCCCGGTCGAAGACTGGGGGGACATTCCGATGTCCTTGTATGCCACGCACCCGATCGTTGTGGTCCGACGACCCCCGCAAGCTGCGTCTGATGCAATGGTTGACGACGCCACGCAACGAACGCAGCCCGTCGTCGCAGGACAGGCTGGCCACCGAACTCAACGTCCACCCCCGCTCGATCCGGGACTGGATGTCAGACCCGGTGTTCCGGGAAGCATGGGAACGGGAAGCGAAGAACGTCGTCGGTGACCCTGACCGGGTCCAGAACGTCCTCGACGAGCTGTACCGGGCCGCCATCGACTCGGGCAACAAGGCCCAGGTGCAGGCAGCCAAGCTGTACCTGGAGGCCACCAACTCGATCAAGCCCGCGCCGATCGAGATCACCGTGTCGAAACCCCACGAGCTGTCCGATGAACAGCTCGATGAACTGCTCGCTCAAGGCGCAGCGCAGCTGCGCCAGGAGCGCAACGCGGGCGAGGTCGGCGTTGAGTGATCTGCCCGACAACTTCGACGAGCTGCTGTTAGAGAAGCAATGGCGTCGCTGCTGCCCACGCTGGGACGTCGGGCCCGACAAGCTGCTCGAAGCGTTCCGCTACTTCTGCGTCAACTTCTGGTGCATCCGTCACCCCGAGCGAGGCAAGATCCTGCTCGACCTGCGCGACGCTCAGATCGAGACGGTGGACACGTGGTTGCACGAGCGCTACGTCGTCGTGTTGAAGGCGCGGCAGATCGGGTTCTCCACGCTCATCGCGACGTACTGCTTCTGGCTCACGTTCTTCTACCCCGACCGTGCCGTCATCATGATCTCCAAGACCGAACGCGAGTCGGCCAAGCTGCTGCAGAAAGCCAAGTACGGGTACCGGTTCCTGCCCGAGTGGATGAAGATGCGCGGCCCGATGCGCCTGGAGAACACCCAGTCCAAGCTGACATGGTCGAACGAGTCGGGTATCGAGTCGCTGCCATCAGCCAGCGACCCCGGCCGTGGCGAATCCGTGTTCCTCGTGGTCGTCGACGAGATCGGCTTCCTCCCCAACTCCGAAGAGGCGTACGCCGCCATCGAGCCGATCGCCGACGTCGGCGGACGCATCATCTTCTTGGGTACTGCCAACGGTGAAGGCAACCTGCTCCACCACCTGTGGGTCGGCGCCGAGCAGGGCTCCAACCGGTACGCCCACATCTTCTTCCCGTGGTCGGCGGGTGACCGCGACCTGGCCTGGTACGAGGCCAAGAAAGCTGAGCTTCCGCCCTGGCAGTTGGCTCAGGAATACCCGTCGAACCCAGAGGAGGCGTTTCTTCGGTCAGGCAACCCCGTCTTCGACGTGGATGCCCTCCGGGCCATCGTGCCCCAGGAGCCCAGGGCTCGCGGGTACGTGTGGAAACCGGCCGACCGACCACGGGAGTTCGTCAACGACGGCGGCGCCCTGCGCATCTGGGAGTTCCCCCAGGAGAAGGCCGTCTACGTCATCGGCGCCGACGTCGCCGGAGGCTTGGAGCACGGCGACTACAGCTGCTGCTTCGTCCTCAACGCCAGCACCCGCGAGACCGTGGCCATGTACCACGCTCGTGTGGACGCCGACCTGTTCGGCACCGACATCCTCGGCGAGCTGGGCCTCTGGTACAACACGGCCCTCGTCGGGGTCGAGTCCAACAACCACGGCCTCACCACCTGCAAGGCGCTGCAGAAGGCCGGGTACCGCAACATGTACCGCCAGCACCGCCATCTGCAGCGGTTCGAGCCGAAGACCGAGATGCTCGGCTGGCGCACCACTCTCTCGTCGAAGGCCTTGGCCATCGACGAGCTGAACAAAGAGATCCGTGACGGCGGCATCACCGTGCCCTGCGCCGACACGATCCAGGAGTTGAAGACGTTCGTGCGGGAAGGCAACGGCCGGATGCACGGCTCCCCGTTCGACGACCGGGTGATGGCGTTCGCCATCTCGTGCCAGATGCTCAAGTACGCCTGGCTGCCCGAGTACCGGGTCGATCACGAGCCCGGGCCGGGGACGATGGGCTGGCTGGAACGCCGCTTGTACCACGAGCCGAAGCAACGCAACCACACCGTCATAGGGCAGTTTCAGCTCAGGACTGACGTCCATCGCTGAACCTGCCCCCACAGCCTGCGGCCGTGGCGGGGGACCCACGGTCGAAGACTGTGGTCCCCGAAGGGGACAGATTGAGCACCATGTGTGAAGGCCTGTGAGCGATGCGGTACCACGACAGCTCCGATCCGGGACGATGGCGAATGCTTCCGCTGCCATGTGCGTGGCATCGGCTTCAACTTCGTCGGTGGAGCGTTCTATGGCAGGGACGCGTTCCATACCACCGAGCGCGAGTTCCTCGCCGAACACGTAAACGCTGACCACGTCGCCTCTGGCGATGTGGCGAAGGCGGACGCCTGAGATGGCTCCTCCCCGCCATCAGGACCTGGTGCAGACCTACGTCTCCAGGGTGAAGCGGTCCCGCAAGTGGCGTGACTCGGCCGGGTACGACGACCTGTGGCGGCGGATGCGGGACCTCTACCGGGGCCACCACAACCAGACCGCCAGCCAGACCGACCGGCTCATCATCAACATGGCGTTCGCCACGAAGAACGTCATCGCCCCGTCGGTGGCCGTCAACAACCCGAAGTTCACGGTCAGCGCCCGGGTCCCCGACCACGCCCCGCAGGCGATCATCACCGAGGAAGTCCTCAACTACATCTGGCGCTCCAACAAGTACCAGAGCCAGTTCCGTCTCGCGGTCGACGACTGGTTGACGTTCGGGCACGGCTGGATGAAGTGCGGCTACAAGTTCACCCACAAGCCCGAAGCGAAACCGAACGACCCCGAGGACGGCTACGACCCCGACGGCGAAGAGGGCGTCGAGGACCGTGACCCGGTCGAAGGCAACGTCGAGTCCGAGATGCACAACGTCGTCGAGGACCGCCCGTTCGCCGAGCGCATCTCGCCGTTCGACATCTTCATCGACCCCGACAGCCGCACGATGGACAACCTGGCGTGGATCGCTCAGCGCATCCGCCGCCGGGTCACCGACGCCCGGGTCGACAAGCGCTACAAGAACGCCAAGGTCCGCAACAACCTGCAGCCCGACAACACCAACGCCTTCGACGACGACGACACCGACCCACCGCCCGAACGGCGCCTCGAAGCCAAGGAGCTGGGCTTCGTCGACATCGTCGAGTTCTGGGACATCCGCAAGGAGCAGTACAGCGTCTTCGCGTTGAACGCCACCGAAGGGTTCCTGATCCCGCCCGAGGAGTGGCCGTACAGCTTCGGCCAGCCGTTCCTGCTGATCGAGAACTACAACATCCCCGACGAGTTCTACCCGATGGGTGAGCTGGAATCGATCGAGACGCTGCAGCTGGAGCTGAACGAGACCCGCTCGCAGATGATCAACCACCGCAAGCGCAACGCCCGCAAGTACCTGTACCTGGAGTCGGCGTTCGACCAGGGCGCCATCGAGATGTTGGAGTCCGACGAGGACAACACGATGGTCCCCGTCAACGCCGGTGAGGACATCAACCGTTCGATCATCGCCATGCCGTCGATCGGCATCGCCCCCGACTTCTACCAGATGTCCCAGATCATCGAGGACGACATCGACAAGGTGTCAGGCGTGTCGGACTACATGCGCGGCCAGATGCCCGAGACCCGCCGCACCGCCACCGAAGCCGCCATGTTGCAGGACGCCCAACAGTCCCGCTCGGCCGACAAGCTGGCCAAGGTCGAGCTGTTCCTCGGACGCCTCGGTGAACGCCTGATCCAGTTGATGCAGCAGTACATGACCGGCGAGCAGGTCGTGCGTATCGTCGGCCAGAACGGTGCCCCGCTGTGGCTCACCTACGACGCCGACTACATCCAGGGCCAGTTCGACTACGAGGTTGAGGCCGGGTCGACGCAGCCGCAGAACGAGACGTTCCGCCGCCAAGCCGCGATGCAGATGGTCGACGCGATGGCCCCGTTCGCCCAGGCCGGTGTCGTCAACCCGGCGGCGATCGCGGAGTACGTGCTGCAGTTCGGCTTCGGCGTGAAGGACCCGTCAGCGTTCATGGCCCAGCCGCCCATGCAGCAAGGCGCACCACCGCCCGGTGCCGAAGGCCAGGCACCTCCACCGGAGGGACAGCCCGCGCCCGAAGGTGGGGGGGCGCCGCAAGGTGCCCCACCGCCGGGACCGGCGCCCGCGCCGCCCGGCGGTGGTGCCGTCGCCGCCGGTGGTGCCGCCCCACCGACCGGGCCGATCCCGCCCGAGGTCATGGCCCAGCTCATGCAGCTGCCGCCCGAAGCCCTCAAGGCGGCCGTCGATGCCGGGGAGATTCCCCCCGAGCTGGCGCAGCAGGTCGTGGCCCAGCACCAGGCCGAGCAGGAGCAACAGCAGACCACGATGCCCGCCCCGCAGGCCCCGATGCCCCCGCCCCAGTGAATCGGGACGATTCATCGGACAGGGGACAACTTTGCGGCATTGGTGAGCAACCCGATGGAGGACTCACCACATGTCAGACGATTACAACGCCGCCGAAGGTGGCGTAGCCGAGGGAAGCGCCCCCGACACCGGTGAACCCGGTGGCGGACAAGACGCCGGGACCGAGGCACCCCCGTCAGCACCACCCGAGTATCTCCCCGTTGACGACTACGCCGGACACCACGTCCGGGTACGGGTCGACGGCGAGGACATCGAGGTTCCCCTGTCCGAAGCCTTGGCGGGCTACTCCCGCCAAGCCGACTACACCCAGAAGACACAAGCCCTGGCCGAACAGCAGCGTGAGCTGCAGTACGCCCAGACGCTGCAACGAGCCCTGGAGAACAACCCGCAAGCAACGCTGCGGCTTCTCCAAGATCAGTACGGCATCGCCCCTCAGCCTGCGGCCGAGGACAGCGACGACACGTCATGGCTCGATGACCCCGAGGACTCCAAGTTCCGGGAGTACGACCAGCGGCTCAACAACTTCGAGGAGTGGAAGGCCGAGCAGGACCTTCACGTGGCGCTGCGGGTGCTCCAGCAGCAGTTCGGTGACGACTTCGACCCCAATGCGGTCGTCCACCACGCCATGCAGACCGGGCGTATGGACCTGGCGAACATCCACAAAGAGTTGATGTTCGACCGGATGTTCCAGCAGCAACAGGCACAAGCGGAGGCGGAACGCCGACGCCAGGCCAGCGATGCGCAACGCACGGCAGCCAAGGCGGGGTTGACGGCGCAGATCGGTGGAAGCGCCAGCGGCGTGCAGGAGCCAACCCAGACCGGTTCCGCATCGAGCATCGCTGAGGCCTACCAACAGGCCAAGCAGAAGCTCGGCTACACGTAGGAGAAACCCTCATGGCCGTTGGCAACGTCAAGTTTGACAGCCTCCTGTCCACCACCCTCGACAACTACCGCAAGACGCTCACCGACAACATCTTCAAGAGCCGTGTGCTCCTGTGGTGGTTGTCGGAGAAGAACCGGGTGCGCAAGCTCTCCGGTGGCGTCAACATCAACGAGCCGCTGATCTACGCCGAGGGCCAAACCGGCTCGTACGGCGAATGGGACGCCATCTCGATCGTGCCTCAGGAAGGCATCACGTCGGCGCAGTTCCCGTGGCGTCAGCTGTTCGCCACGATGGCCATCTCGGGCCTCGAAGAGGCGCAGAACAACGGCGAGGAAGAGGTCATCAACCTTCTCGACGCCAAGGTGATGCAGGCCGAAGAGACGATGAAGGCCAACCTCAACCGGATGCTGTACGCCGACGGCACCGGCAACTCGGGCAAGGACTTCCTCGGGCTCGCGGCCCTCATCTCGGCCGGTGGCACCAACGTCGGCGGCATTGATGCCACCGACGCCCTCAACGTGTGGTGGCGCTCCAACGTCACAGCGATGGCCGGGACCGTCAAGGCCACTGGCATCTCGGCGGCGATGGGCACCCCGTTCAACACGGTGTCCGACGGCAACGACATGGTCGACGGCATCTTCATGGCCCAGAACAGCTACGAGGCATACGAGGCCGGGCTCACCCCCAACGTGCGTTACACCGACACCAAGTCGGCCAACGCCGGGTTCTCGAACCTGCTGTTCAAGCAGTGCCCCACGTACTGGGATCGGGACTGCCCGGCCGGAACGGTGTACGGCCTCAACTCGAAGTACATCGAGCTGGTCGGCCACACCGACCGCTGGTTCAAGCAGTCGCCGTTCAGCGATGGTCTGTCGGCCGCCGCTGGTGGCAACGCCACCACCGTCGATGCCCGGTACTCGATCATCACGACGTACGGCAACCTGACGATCCGCAACCGTGCCCGTCACTTCAAGATGACCGCGGTTGTGAACAACCCGTGAGCTGACGCTCACGGGCCACAGCTTTCAGCCGTGGACCCCTGGGCCTCCGCAGTGGCTCAGGCTCCACAGTCCCCTCGCCCGCCCCCCAACCAGGGCGAGGGGACCGTGGGGGACAAATCGAGATCCTTGGTGATGGCTGCGCCTGAACCTCCCACCGGTGCCGTACGCGCCCACACCATGTACGGCGAGCCGAAGTTCGACACCAACGCCTACGCCGCCACCTCGATGCCGGGCAGCAGCGCCGCCCCGGCCACCGGCGGCGTGGCCTACATCGGACCCGACCCGGCCGTCGACCGACTCAAGAAGTGCCGGGCCAAGAACGACGAATGCATGGGCTGGCGGGTGCCGAACACCCACTACTGCCAAGGGCACCACCAGGCGATCGAGCGGGGCACCTACACCGAAGAGAGGGAACTGGGTGAACCTCCAACAGATGCGTGACCTGGTCCGCACCCAGCTCGACCTCGACGACACCGACCTCCCCGACCCCCTCCTCGACGCCTTCATCCAAGAGGGCTACGACCGGGTGCTCGAACTCGAACAGCGGTGGCCGTTCTTCGAGACCCGCTGGACGCTCGACGTCCCGGTGGGCGGCGAGGTGGCGATGCCGGTCGACACTGCCTTCGTCGAGATGCTGATCACCCCGGCCGGACTGATTCTGCAACGCATCCCGCTGCGCCTCGCCGTGACGACGTTCCCACCCGGCCAGCCCGCCAGCGGCACGCCGACGTACTGGTCACGGCTCAACCGCAGCATCGTCGTCGTGCCGCCACCGTCGGCCACGATGACGTTGACCGTCATCGGTTACCGCGCCGGTTTCGACTGGATCAACGTCATCGGCGCCTCCGGTGAATGCGACTGCGATCGTCGACTGCACATCCCGATCTGCTGGTATGCCTGCTCGCTCGGCTACGCCCAACAAGAAGACGAAGTGCTCGAAGCGACGTACCTGGCCCGCTTCAAAGAGAACGCGATGCAGGCCCGTGACGCCATCATGCGGGCCTCGCCGATCACCCCCAAGCAGGTCGCCTACACGCATTACCCGTCGAGCCGCCGCGGTCCGGGTGGACCGGCGCAACTGATCATCAACACGCCGGGGCCGTAGATGAACCCGCATTCAAGGAACGCGTGACGTGCCGAACCGTCTCAAGCCGCTCAACCTGATGGACTTCACCGGCGGGATCAACCTGCGCCCAGAGACGTTCCAGCTCGAAGACAACGAGATGCCCGAGCTGCTGAACATGGAGATCGACCCCCGCGGCGGGCTCAACACCCGCAAAGGCTGGCTCGGGTTCGGACCGGCGGTGCCCGGTGCGGTATGGAACCCGCGCAATGCGTACGCCCACACCAGCTCGCTCGGCAACCGGGTCTGGCTGGTCGCCAACAAACTGACGTCGACCACCGGCCAGGTGTTGGGCCGAACCGGGGCCGGGAACTTCGTCAACGTCGGAGATGCCACCGCCAAAGCTGCGCCCCATCTCGCCGACTTCACGTCGTGGAGCGACAAGGTCCACATCGTGCGGGGCAACACCCCGGCCCTCACCTACGACGGGGCGACCGCCGTCGCCCTCACGCCGTGCGCCTCGGCGAACTGGCAGAACGACTACACCGCCCCGGGCGCCACCGACACGTTCCCGAACGCCGACCTCGTCGACCAGAACCACGGCTACATGTTCGTGGCCGGGACCTACGAGGACGGCACCGCCCGCCCCAACCGCATCCGTTGGTCACATCCCAACAACCCGCTGCGCTGGGCGCAGTCCGACTACATCGACCTCACCGACGGCGGGCAACGCATCACCGCCATCGTCGCCTTCTCCGACCGCCTGTTGGTGTTCAAACCGGACTCGGTGTGGGCGCTCTTCGGTTACGACGCCGACACCTGGGAGCTGGCCAACATCTCCCGCACCGTCGGCTGCCGCAACCAGCAGACGATCGCCCGCAACGAATCAGCCGTGTTCTTCCTGTCCTGGCCGCAAGGCATCTTCGGTTACACCGACAAAGGTGTCACCGAGCTGTCGGTGTCGATCCGCGGGATCTTCCAGGACCGCCAGCTCGACCCCGACTCGATCGACAACAGCTGGTTCGGATGGATGGGGCGACGGCTCTGGGTGTCATTGCCGTACGACGACAGCCCGCCACCGCCATCCGATGCCCGCACCGTGTTCGTGTTCGACCCGACCCTCAAGGACCCGGGTTCGTGGATGATGTTCCAAGGCGGCGACAACTGCGTACCAGGGCCGTACCTCGAACGTACCGACGCTGATCAGGACACCCCGCTCGTCACGTTCTCGCGCCAGTTCCCGTACCTGTTGCAGCTCGAAGCGACCGAGGACACGGCGACCGACGAGTGCAACCCCACGCACCAGCATCCGTTCGAGACACGGTTCCGCACCAAGTGGCTGGACGCCGGGGCGCCGACATGGAAGAAGTCGTGGCGACGCCCCGACTTCTTGCTGCGCGGCCTGACGTTCGACACCGTGGTCAACGCCCAGGTCTTCCACGACTTCGACAACTACAACGCCCAACGCTCGTTCCTCGTGACCTACACCCCGCGCAACTACCCGAGCGTGTACACGTCCAATGCCGACCCGACCAAGCACGGGTTCCGTTGGGGTGACGGAACCATCTACGGCGGTTCCGACCAGACCAGCTCGGTGGAACGCGGCGGGACGATGGGCCGTGCAGGCGCGCTGCAGGTGCTGTGCGTCGGCAACCCGGGCGTCACGTGGGGGCTCAACGGAATCATCTTCAAGTACATCCCGCGGAGGTTTCGCTGATGGCGCTCATCCTGCCGAACACGATCGCCAACGACATCCCGGCCGATGGCGACAAGCTGCAACAGAACTTCGCCACCCTCCAGGACTGGGCCAACCAGGACGCCATCACCGCCGACGGTTCGACCGGCATGACGGCCCCGCTCCTCCTGCCAGGCGTGCCAACCCAGCCGAACCAGGCAGCCACCAAGGGCTACGTCGATTCGGCCATCGCCCCGTTGGCCACCAAGGTCTACGTCGACACGACGGTGCTGCCCGCCACCAAGAGCTACGTCGACAGCAAAGTGCCGTTGACCCAGTACGGCTCTCAGACCATCCAGGTCAACGGGTTCGGGGACGTGGTCATCGTCTTCCCGACGCCGTTCAAGGCGGGCACGATCCCCAACGTGCAGTTGACCCAGGGCTGGCACGGTGCCGCCCACATCGTGTTGTCGATCCAGTCCGACCTCGGGGTCAGTGCCGGTTCGTTCGGGCTTCGGGCGTGGGACACGATCGCCAACGCGGCGGTGAACGCCGGGTTCGTTGCCGTCTCCTGGCTCGCCGTGGGGGTGGCTCCTTGACCGGTACCACCGAACTCCGCTCGATCTACTCGGGGCCGATCCGTCGCGCCTTGGAGAACTTGCAGCGCCAGATCACCGAAGGCGGCGGCGGGACCGGGACCCAAGGCCCGCCGGGACCGGCCGGGCCACCTGGCCCGGCCGGTGGGACCTACGTGCATGTGCAGGGGACCCCCGCCTCGACATGGACGATCACTCATGCGCTGGGCTACCAGCCGAACGTGACCGTCGTCGACTCTGCCGAGACACAGGTCGAGGGCGAGATCACCTTCATGAGCGGCACCCAGATCAGGGCCATCTTCAGCGCGGCTTTCAGCGGCAAGGCGTACCTCTCGTGAGCGGGAGAACGTAGTGGCCCGCAAGTTCCTCACCGCCATCGACCTGGCCAAGAACGAGTTGCAGAACGCCGCGGTCCAGAACCTGGCCTCGGCACCCAGCTCACCGGTCAAGGGCCAGCTGTACTTCGACTCCACCGCCAACATCCTGTACTGGTACAGCGGCTCGGCCTGGGTCCCCGCCCAGGGTGGCTCGACCACATTCGGCACGATCACCGCCGAGACGACGTTCGGTGCCGTCAAGAGCGACGGTGTGTCCGGCAATGCGGCTCGCGCTGACCACACCCACGGCAACCCGACCCACGTCAACGCCGACCACGCCGCCATCAACCACAGTGCCCTCGCCGTACCGACCGCGGACGTGTCGTGGGGCGGGTTCAAGCTCACCAACCTGGCGGCGCCGGTCGCCCCAGCCGATGCCACCAACAAGGTCTACGTCGACAACCTCATCAACGGTCTGTCATGGAAAGAGGCGGTGCGGGCCGCGTCCGTCACCAACCAGGGCGGTGTCGGTCCGTCGGGTTGGGTTCCTGGCACCGTCGTGGACGGTGTCACCCTGGCCGCCGGGGACCGTGTCCTGGCCAAGGATCAGACCACCCAGGGCGAGAACGGCATCTGGCTGTGTTCGGTGACCCAGGCCGTTCGTACCTTTGATGCTGATCAGGTTGGCGAGTTGGAGGGCGCTGCCGTCTTTGTGATGGAAGGCACCGTCAACGCCGACAAGGCGTGGGTCTGTACGACCAACGGTCCGATTTCGCCCGGCGTCACGGCGAACGTGTGGGCGCAGTTCGGGGCGAGCACGAGCTACACGGCGGGGGCTGGCCTCACGCTGACCGGCAACCAGATCGACGTCGTGGCGCTCAACGGTTCGATCGTTGTCGCTGCCGACAGCGTGTCGGTGGGCTACGCCGGGACCGGTTCCGCCGTCACCGCAGCGCGCTCCGACCACGACCACAACCTCACCTACACCCGCAAGTACGCGCTGGCCACGGTCGGTGGCGCCACGTCACAGGTCATCACCCACAACCTCAACAGCCGCGACGTGATCGTCAGCGTCTATCGCACGCTGACCCCGTGGGACGAGGTCAATTGCGACATCGAGTACACGACCGTCAACACGATCACGTTGCGCTTCAACGTCGCCCCCGCCACCAACGAGTACAGCATCACGGTGATCGGATGAGCCGCAAGGCCCTCACCCCGCTCGTGCTCCCGGCTGACCCGACCGCCGCGCTCGAAGCGGTCACCAAGCAGTACTGCGACGCCCGGACCGGCGCGTCCGCAGGCAACGCGCTCGGTGTGATCGCCACCGCGGTTCGGGTGACGCAGCCAGTCGTCTCGGCGGCACCGGTCGCGGCCGCCGGGGTGCCCCTGCACACACCGGTCACGGTCACGTTCCTCACCGGTCGCCGCTACCGCATCTCGTTCCAAATCCACGCCGCATGGATCTCGGCCGGTACGAGCGGCAGCATCCAGTTCAGGGTCAACGACGCCGCCAACGCGATCGTCGGTGATTCCGACATGTGGGTCCTCGCCAACGGTTCCGCCTTGACGGCGCCGTACGCCGGTGGGTTCTTCGAGACGTACCTCAACGGTGACGGCACGACCAAGACAATCCGTGGCGTCGTCTGCGGGCAGACTGCCAGCACGACCGGCAGCACGTACGCCCAGCAGCTGCTCGTCGAAGACATCGGTCCCAACGCGACGCCTGCCCTGCCGATCCCGGCGACCGACCCGCCGTGGACGGCGATGACGTTGTCGGGCACGTGGGTCAACTTCGCCACCTTCGGCGCGGCTGCTGCGTACCGCAGGGTCGGCGACATCGTCACCGTGCGCGGATTCGTGAAGAACGCCACCAGCCTCGCCGGGGCCAGCGCCATCGCCATCCTCCCGGTCGGGTTCCGAGCGGCCTACACCCAAATCTTCCCGGCGATGGGGACGGTGGGTGGTGGCACCCTCGACGTCGCGTACCGGGTCGATGCCCGCAGTGACGGCGAGTTGCGCTGGCAGGGACCCGTTGGTGTCGTCAACAACCTGTCGCTCGACGCGATCCAGTTCTCCACCACCCTCTGAGGCATCCATGAGCTACACCACCATCACCGCATCCACCCGAGACGTCGAGCTACAGGACCGCGTGACGGCGGCAGCGTGCAAGGAAGCGTGGAACGGTGGCGCCGAGTTCGTGTTGTCGGACTTCGGGGACCGGCTGCGCACGTACCCGGTGGAGGCCGTCACCACGTTCATCTGGCCGGTGTCGATCGACTACGAGGCGGAGTACGCCTACGCCATCGACGCCGGGAACCTGCACCCCGGTGGCGACCCGGGTGTCATCACCGACGCCAACATCCAAGCCGCCATCCAGGCCCACTGGCCTCGTGACATCTCGGTCCCATTGCCCCCGGACATGAACGGGCCGACCCCCGGTGAGCCAGTCGTCAACCCGTTGCCGAAGGAGTAGTTGCCATGTCGTTCGTTGACCCGTCTGTCTACGAGCAGCAGAAGTCGGCGGTCACCCGCCAGTACGGCCAGCAGTCGGCGATGAACGCCCTCGGTCGCTTCGTGTCCCAGCAGCGTGGCGACCGGGGCATCGCTGACTACACCCAGAACTTCCAGCGTCAGACCCCGAAGTTCACGGCGAGCTACGCCCGCCGTGGCCTGGCCGGTGGAGGCAGGCAGTCCGGTGTCTACAACAACGCGATGCGCAACTACGTCGGCGACTACAGCCAGGGCCTGAACCGCCAGTACGCCGACCAGCAGAACGAGCTGAACACGTTCGACCTGAACCAGGCCAACTACGGGGCCGACCAGCAGACCGCGCTGGCCGACATCGAGACGAACAAGGCCCGTGAGATCGCCAACGCCGCCCAGTACCTGACGGCCCTCAAGGGACAGTTCCAGTAACTGATATGGGCCTCAAGATTCCCAACATCTTCTCCAAGCCCCCCGTCAAGAAGCTGACGGCCAAGCAGAACGTCGCTGCCTACCAGCAGCCGTCGATGCAGTCCTTCGAGAAGGACACCCCGCTCAACGCGGCCGCCATCAAGTACGCCCGGGAAGGCGGCTACGGCGCCGCCGGGGAGAAGCCGGGCAGCTGGGACAGCGGTGTCTACGGCGTGCGGGAGAACATGCGGGCGATGGCCGGGACCAACATCGCACCCCCGGCACCGATCAAGCCGCCCTCCGGCACCGGCACCGGCAAGAGCGGTGGCGGTGGACGTGGCGGCGGTGGCTCGTCAGCCGCCCAGCTCGCCCAGGCCCAGCTCGACTTCCTGCTACCGATCCTCGGGTCCAAGAGCTACACGGCGGCCCCCGAGACCGGTGTCCGTGACGCCATCGGCCAACGCCAGCAAGGCATCGCCACGGCCACCCAAGGTGACCTGGCGACAGCGGGGACGGCGTGGGACAACCTCGACACGTATCTGCGTGGCAACCAGGCCAACCCGTACGCCAACGTGCAGTTGCAGCGGGCGCCCACATCACCGGACTACAACCCGTACCTCGAAAGCCAGGGTGTGCAGCCGTTGAATCGTGTCGATTCAAACCCGCAGGACCCGTACGGCGGCTTCCAGAACGTGTTGGCCTTGCTGGCCGCCAACCAGGCGCAGCAGTACCAGTCGCAGCAGGCCGGGTCGCAGATGGGTCGGGCGGCGTCGGTGACCGGGATCAACGCGATGGACAACAGCTTCCAGGACGCCATCCGTCAGCAGCTCGCCCAGCTCGCCCAGCAGGAGTACACGAACCAGCAGGCGTTGGACAAGGAGAAGCGTGATGCCGTACTGCAGCTGGCACCGCTACTCGGAGCTGGGGCCGTGGCCCCACCTGACCTGCTGGCCCAACTGGGCATGTCATGACCGACTTCTACGACCCGTACGCCGCGCAAGGCGACTACGAGGCGGACTACGCCGACAACCAGTGGATGAACGGCATCTCGCCGATGATGCTCGGCGACCTGTCGGCGAGTGGCAACGCCCAGTCGACCGACGTCGCCACCGTCAACCGCCAGTACACGGCGCTGAAGAACTTCCTCGCCCTGCGGGCCAACCCGTACTTCAACCAGATGGTCGCCGAGATGAACCCGGGGTCCGACGTGTTCGACTACAGCTCGTTCACGCCGGGTGGTGGGGTGACCGGTCAGAACGCCGGGTTCGACGTCGGCCCCGGCTACATGGGTGGCGGCATGACGATGGCGGGGATGGGCGCTGCCGGTGGTGGCTCCAGCGGTGGTGGTGGCGCCTTCGGTGGTAAGGGGAATGGCTGGGACCCGTACTACGACACGACCGAGCTGGACTCGGCGTTGCAGTCCGACGACCCGGTGGTGCAGCAGATCGCCAAGGACTTGTCGGCCGGGAAGGACCGGGCGTCGATCAAGCTGAAGCTGCGCAGCACGAGCCAGGCCCAGGCCGACCCTGAGATTCTCAAGGTCTACAACGAGACCGTCGACAACTTGGCGAAGGTCCAGATCGGCAAGTCGAAGAACGACCGCATGGGCGCCGACATGCAGGGCGGCTTCTCGACCGACAAGGCCGGGCCGCTGGCGGCGTACTGGGCGCGTTCAGGGATGCCGAACCCGGCCGACCGTTACGACCAGTCCAACCTGCCTGCGGAAGTCTCCGCGCCAGTCGAGGACTACATCCAGAACAACCCGTTCTTCAACAAGAACACGGCACCCGACATCCGCACCGCGCAGCAGCTGCGCAAGATGATCGAGAGCTACAACAAGATGCCCGGCGAGCTGTCGTTCGAGGCCGAGCCGAACACGCCCGGCGGCAAGCCGGGCGGCATCGGCACGACGGCCGGTGCTCAAGTCCTCAACGCGGCGGCGGCGACGGGCGGCGACCGCAACTGGCAGGGCGGTGGTGCTGGGCGTCGGTTGCCGTCGTTGACAGCCCAATCCGGGTTCATCGGCGTACCAAACGCCGACGGCTGGACAACGGCAGCCGAGCCGGTCGACCCGGCAGAAGGGGCGATGAACCCGGCGGTCGTCTCGTACTACCGCAAGAATCCGGAGCTGATCGCCGAGGCCAAACCGGAGGTGCAGGCCGCGTTGCGTAAGGCGATCGGGGCGCCCACACCGGTGTTGGCGACGCAGGCACCAACGAAGGCCGGGGTCAACCCGGCGAGCAACGTGGCGTCGTTCGGCAACAACTTCTCTGCTGCCCCGTGGCTGGCGGAAGGTGGCGGCCCGGCCGCCTTGACCGCGCCCGGGATCAAGCCTGGTCCCGGTGTCGCCCCGTCTGACCCGGCGGCCGGGAAGCGGGACCTGCAGCAGCGAGCCAAGGCGCTCTACGCCGTGGCTCGCAACCGTCAGGGCAGCCAGATTCTCGGGACCCAGGACATCTTGCGTCAGCACGCCGAGACGCAAGGCAAGGCGCAGGCCGACATGCGTCGGATGGCCGGTGAGAT